CTTCTGTTGAGTCTTCTTTGGAGTGCCAAGACGATTCCTTGGCCATTCAATCTTCTAAAGATGAATGCGACATTAATACGATTGTTCGTAAGTTTGGTTTGACTGGTGAGCTACCAACTGATATTAAGATGCCTCAGACTGGCGATTTCACGAATATTCCTGATTTCCATACTGCTATGAATATCATCCGTACCACGCAAGAAGAATTTTTGCGTGTTCCTCCTGAGGTTCGTGCTCGGTTTAATAATGATCCGCAGCGTTTTATGGAGTTTGTTGAGGACGATTCGAACCGTGATGAGGCTCGTAGGCTTGGTTTGCTACGTCTTGATCCTATTGTCCCTGCTTCGGGTACTCCCGATGCAGGTGCTGCCGCAGGCTAACGTGCTTGTCTATTAGGGTTATCCCTAGCCCGCTTCGGCGGGTTTTTTGTTGTATAATTTTTATCGTGCGATTTTGCACTGTTTTTTTGGAGTTTGTATGGCTAATCCTACTGCCGCTTCTGTTGATGTTTTGTCTCCTGAGGAACGTATTCTCGTTCGTAAGGGTCTAGAGTTGCTTGCTGCTTCTTTGAAGCGTCAATCTCGTTCTGCATTGAACCCTGATGTTGCTGCTATTTACGAGCGCAACGCTTCGCAGGTTAATGCTTTTATTTCTAAGTTTGCTTGATTGGAGTTTTTATGAATTTCGTTATTGTGTCCGTTAAGGATTCTGCTGCTCAGGCTTTTGGCCGTCCCATCTTTGTTCCTTCGAATGCTGTCGCCATTCGTTCGTTTCGTGATGAGGTGAACCGTAAGGATTCAACCGATGATCTATCCCGTCATCCTGACGATTTTGAGCTGTATCAGCTCGGTGTTTTTGATGATGCTACCGGCGTCATTGAAGTTTTTGAGCCTAACTTGTTGGCTCGTGCTAAGGACTTGAAAGAGTCCTGATCCTGTGCTGTAATGCACTTAGACCAGTTTTCTACTTGATGTAACTGGTCTAGGTGACACCTTTTTGGTGTCTCCTTTTTTTGTCTAACTTTGGAGCTTTTATGACCCCCGTTTCTCGTCATTCTGTAAACAAGCATCGATCTTCTCGTTCTTTTAATCGCAACACCCGCACCGTGGCTAAGGCTAACATTGCTGGGTCTCCTATGCGTGGCGGCTGGCGCCTGTAATGCCTTGTTACCATCCCATGCCTGCAGTCCGCATGGTGGATGGCTCTGTAAAGTTTGTTTCTCGTAATAAAGCTGGTGTAGATGGTACCCTTGAGCTACCCTGTGGTCAGTGTATTGGATGCCGCCTTGAGCGATCTAGGCAGTGGGCAATGCGTTGTCTCCATGAGTCCTCTTTGTATGACCAGAATTCTTTCATTACGCTCACTTACGATGAATCGACTATCCCACCAGGCGGCTCGCTCTGGTACCCTGATTTTCAGAAGTTTATGAAGCGTCTCCGCAAATTCACTAAGCGCCCCGTCCGTTTTTATATGGGTGGTGAGTATGGTGAGTCCACGGCTCGTCCTCATTATCATGCCTGTTTGTTTGGGTACGATTTTCCTGATAAGGTATTTTTCCGTAAGTCTTCTTCGGGTGAGAAGCTTTATACGTCTGCTATTCTTGAGAGGTTATGGCCCCATGGACTATCTTCTGTTGGCGCTGTCTCTTTCGAGTCTGCCGCTTATATTGCTCGTTATTGCGTCTCCAAGGTCACGGGTGATCTTGCCGAGTCTCATTATTCATGCCCTGAGTATGTCGATCCTGACGGCGTTATCTGTCAGGCAGTAACCCCTGAATTTAATCATATGTCTTTGAAGCCCGGCATTGGTGCGCGGTGGCTGTCTAAGTTTGAGACTGACGTTTTCCCTCGGGATTATGTTGTTATCAACGGTGTTAAGACTCGCCCTCCCAAGTACTATGACACGCTTTTTGAACGTGAAAATCCAGAGGTTTTTTCTGATATTGTTGCCCAGCGTGAGCTGGATGGTTATTCGTCCTTCTTGTCTGGTGAGCAATCTTTGTCTCGTTTGTTCGTTAAAGAGCAGGTTCACTCTGCTCAACTTTCTCAACTCAAAAGAGGTTTTTTATGATGCATCGTAACCGTTCGGTGGACCCTCACAAGTTCGCTATGATTCCTCGCGCGGATATTCCCCGTGCTTCTTTTAATCGTCAATTTACCCACAAAACCACGTTTGACGCTGGATTTTTGGTCCCTGTTTATGTCGATGAAGTTTTGCCTGGCGATACCTTCAATTTGAAGATGACTGCTTTCGCTCGTTTGGCTACGCCTATTTTTCCCACTATGGATAATATGCACCTTGATACTTTTTTCTTTTTTGTTCCTAATCGTTTGGTTTGGAATAATTGGGTTAAGTTTATGGGTGAACAGGATAATCCTTCTGATTCCATTTCTTATGTGATTCCTCAGCAGGTTTCACCTGCTGGTGGTTATGCTATTGGTTCTCTGCAGGACTATATGGGTTTGCCTACTGTTGGTCAGGTGACTGCCGGTCAGACTGTTTCGCACTCTGCATTGTTTACTCGTG